AGAGACTTGGCTCGAGTGTGGGGAGATGTGCAGCTACAAACTAGCTTCAACATCATCCCCTTCTTTAGCGACGTGCTGAAAATTTATTCAGCACTTGAGCGTACCCATGAAGAAGTCGAAAGAATTCTTCGGGGTAGTGGTAAGTTGATGACTCATCATTTTGAGGCATCCTTGCATGGTGTGTATAAAGACTCCACTGAGACCTCGAACGTCTGGGGAATTCCCTCAGGCGGTTCTGGTCAGTACTGGAGACCTGCCTTTATCGGCATGTCAAAAGCACGCAGAGAAGTACAGTATACGTCACGCAAGTTCCACGCTCAGATCCAGTATTGTTACTACTTTACTGGATACAACTCTGTGCATGCACAGATGGCAGGGTTACTGGATGCTCTCGGGACTAATTTAAATCCCGCGATCATCTGGAACGCCATACCATGGACCTTCGTAATCGATTGGGCGCTCGGAGTTTCCGAGTGGCTTAGTCGGTTTAAGGTTCCGTTGTTTCAGCCGCGTACAGTCATATATCAGTACCTTTGGAGTACGAAGATCAGTCGCATAGTTCGTGTTTACCGTGAGGCAAACATGAACACGACTGGTTACCCGAATTCTCCAATGGCACTAGCTGTCGCAAGCACCGAGACTGCTTATCAAAGAGTAGTCACGATGCCTAATGTGATGGCTTCCGTTAGACGGAAAAGCCTGAACTCGCGAGAGTTCGTGCTGGCCGGCGCTCTTGCGGTTACCCGCAGGAAACGTCGGTAAACCATCCGCTAGTGTACCGGTTAATGTACACCCAACGCATGTTAGCAAACGAACTAATAACGAACGAAGTTAAGAACTCTGCTGGGACTGAACAAGAGTTCAGTCGCATCAGCATCAACGATCGCAAGACGGAGTTCGCCCTCAAAGGCGAAACCCCTGGCGCACCACACCGGCTCAGCATTTCTCATGCTGAGATCGGTACTGGATCCGCCAAACGACGGCGTTCCCTCGTCCGGGTTGACAAAACTGTCACCGGGGTCGATGGGACTCCTGTCGTTGTTTCTTGCTATATGGTCGCCGACATCCCTATCGGGAATCTGGCTACCTTCGCCGAACCGACTAACGCCGTAGCGAATTTGCTGTCGTTTTGCGCCTCTTTGGGCGCCACGACAACGATTCTCTATGACGGGACCGGTAACGGCGCGTCGACGTTGATCAACGGGACCCTCTAAGGGGTCACATTGCTTGCTTATCCAACCCCGGTAGGCTTAGTAATAAACCTATCGGGGCGAAAGCAAGGAACAATACTATGAAACGTATTATTCGTCAAGTTCTCAGGTCCGATTACGGCCTCCTGTTTGTTATGATCCTGATGGTCCACATCATGCTTTTAGCAGGGTGTATGATCATTGGTCACCATAATAATCAGAGAGTCCCAGTAGATCTGGATAGTACTGTTAGTTCTAACAGTACGACCCTGGGTCTACCGTCACTTATCCCGTGAGGGAAAGGACGTTCGGATTCTACTTCGGAATCACGTTGGTTCGGCATGCTCTAGGATCGATACCTTATGGATCGAAAGAAGAGCCTAGATGAGTATGAACTCATCGCTGCTTTACTACGTGACGTTCAACAGTCACACTGTGAAGTATTCACTACACGTGCACTACGGCTAACGACTTCCAAAATCGCTAGCCGCGTATCACGAGAAGGGAAAAGTTTTCTCACGAAAACTCTCCCGCGTCTTGGCAAAGCCCTTGATAAGGCTTTGACAGGAGATCACATAATGGACTCTATTACGATAGGGTTTAAACCGCTACCGAATAGTAAACTTCCCAAATTCTTGGGTGAGTTCTTCCAGTTGGTGTTCTCTCACGACGGCCGGGTTCTTCAAACTCCCAGCGTGGCGAGCATCAAGATTATTCGGGATATTACATATTGTTTATACAAATATGAACTCCCAAATGACCCCAGACTCGAGCAAGAGGTTCTTGATCGGTTTCTCAAAACCGAGCAAGAGCTCTGTGCTTCATCCGATGTCTTCAACAGAATTGCTGATGACATTGACAAACACACAGGTGAAGAAAGGCGGGTAATTGTCCGCTCTCTCCCCCCTGTGGTCCGACGAGCTCGGATACTCTTACATAGAGTGTTTAACTCGTTTGATTACACTAACGTTACCCCAAGGCACGGACCGGGTGCTGTCTCCACCAAGGAGAAGCTCTGGTCCAAATACCAATGGACTAACGTTAGCTCTCGGATCACAAGCGTGTATCCCTTGGATGCGTATTTCTACGCATCTGTCGGGCACGTATGTGATCATATGTGTCACGGGACTCTCCAATGTGAAGGCTGTAAGGACTGGGTCGAAAGGCCCAATCTTGGCAGTTCCAAACATAGAGAGGCTCCGCCTCGTAGCACCGATCCTGTTTCACGCCGAAATGGCGTGCGCGGCGAGCGACCTATGGTCGCTAACCGCGATAGAAGACAGCGATCGTTTGATAAGCACGCACCCTCTCCTTCCTGCGATAAAGCAGTTAGATCAGGCACGTGTTTATCTTGCGCTAGGCACATTACTCAACAAGAATCTTCCGCGCGAGTTATACTCGTGCCTAAGGATTCTCGTGGACCACGGCTTATCTCTTGCGAACCCGTTGATTTTCAATGGATCCAGCAAGGTTTGAGTCGTGCGCTAGTGAAGCACTTGGAATCCCACCCCTTAACGAGGTGGAATATCCATTTCACTGATCAACAACCGAATCAATTTGGTGCCCTTTTGGGCTCCATTTCGGGGAAATACGCTACATTAGACCTCAATGAGGCTAGTGATCGTGTTTCCGTTGGTCTTGTTCGGCTACTGTTCCCAGAACCGTTATTGACGGCTCTTTTGAACTGTAGAAGTCTGTCGACACGTATGCCAGACGGTAAGGAAATTGTCCTTAAAAAGTATGCACCAATGGGGTCAGCGTTATGCTTTCCCGTGTTGGCGACTACTATTTGGGCAATCCTTACTGCTGCTTATGTGGATGCGGATACTCGAGAGAGTATCTTAGTGTACGGTGATGACGTGATCGTTCCGACAGCAATAGCTGCGAACGCGATCGAACATCTCGAATCGTTTGGGTTGAAAATCAACCGCGATAAGAGTTGTACCAATGGATTCTTTCGAGAATCGTGTGGCACAGACGCCTTTAAAGGCGAAAATGTCACTCCTGTTCGTTTTCGAACAGTTTGGTCGTCACACCCATCCCCGAGTGTCTATACCAGTTGGATAGCTTACGCTAACCAGTTATGGGATAGACGCTATTATGCGTGCTACGATTACATCGTAGAGAGATTACTCCAAATATACGGAGAGATCCCTG